ACTTAGTGTCCACTCAGCTGTTGAGTCTGTTGGAGTAAATATTGCATCTGTAGCTTCAATGCCACCAGAAGTGTCTGAAGTAACAGTGATGTTCGTAGCTTCCCATGTATTAAGGGCCGATCCGTATTTCTCGGTAACTATACTGCGAGTTATTGTTTGGGTAGTATTCTCAGTTCTATTGCTTGAGCCAGTTGTCCAGCTTGGCGTCTCAGCTTGTACTGTTAAAGGCAAAGCCAAAAATGTTAATAAGATTAGTTTTTTCATTTGATGCCAGATTTACTGTTCTTATTATCTACTATAACTGATTTTTTCGAGTTGCCATTATTACCTTTTACAGCTATTCCATAACTGCTAGCAATATTTCCCACAAGGCCAGCAGCAAAGGTGTCTAGTCTAATTTTTTCCATGTATCCAAGAGTCATAACTGATAAGGCCCAGCAAAGGATTATAAATCTAATGCCATGTCCAAAATAATCTCGACTTTCTTTTTCTTCCGCTTCCATAATTAGAGTTTATTGTTTTATGTTAGCATTTTAGCTATGTTTGGAAAGTAACACAAAAAAATTATGATACGCATACTAAAACCTATTCTTATGACATTCGTAAAAACGAATGGAATTAAAAAATTAATTATTGATCTTTTAAAGTCTTTGGCAAAAACCACAGATAATACAATAGATGACCAAATTGTTGATTATGTGTCAGTACATTTATGGCCTGAGGAAAAGTGAAAAGTATTATAAATATACTCACTACAAAACCTAGTTTAGAGTCTGAGTTTGCTGTAGAAAGTTCTATTAATGAACTTAATAAAATTAATGACATAGATGAGTTAAGAGAGTTAGCAAGCGTACTTGCGCGAGCTAATTTTAGACAGTCAAAATTTATTGCCAATTCATTAGAAATAATGTGCAATCAGCAAGACATGATTCATTATCTCGAAAAAAGAAAAACTAAAAAAAAAGTGCCTCTAATGAAGCACCTTAAATATATTTTGTTTGGGAAAGATTAGGGACTTACACAAGAGCTGCAAAAAACTTGATGCCCTATTTTATACTTCTTCAGTAATTTCACACCAAACAAAGTGATTTTGGTGTCTATTTACCATTCGATCCAAAGGGTCACGAAATACACATTCATAAGTTTTTTTTGAAGCAGGGTGGTAAAATATTTGACCCTCGTAAGGATCGTTAGGGAATTTAGAAAGGAAGGTCATCTATTGACTCTGAGTTGCTCTGTAATGAGTCTTTTGGTGGTAATGGGGCTAGTTTACCACTATTGCCCCACATGCCGCCCCAAAGCGTAAATCCAGCCTCCTCGTGGTACTGATTTTTGTCTGTGTAGACTCTAATTGTTGTACCTTCTTTTTCTGCCTTATCGTGCATTTTCATAAAAAACTCTGCAGCTTTGAGTGCATTTTCGAGAGTAAAATCAAAAATTACATTTTTCTCAGGCGCATAATCGTTGGAGGAGTTAGTCATGTTGTCAACGACTCTGAATTTAGCATTAAATGCTGGTTGTACTTTAGCCATAGTTAGAAAGGGTTTTTCGGTGTGATGTTGTTTTCTTTTTCCCACTTGAGGATTTTGTTAAGTTCATAGCGAACTTTGGCAGAACCAGAGGCAACTGCATATTTAGGAAGTGTGTAGTACTCAGGCCCACGATTTTTACGCCTCCAATCAGCAATAGTTGCTGGACTTAGTCCATATCTTTCAGCCAACTGGTCAGAAGTTAAAAATTGCTGTTCTGTGTGGTTCATGGTGTTAATGCTTTCCTCCTAGCTTTAATTAAGTCGATAAGTTTATTATATTCATCTCGGTTAATTTTCCCTTCATCTAGCCTCGATGCTAGGGTATCGTAGTGTTTGTCTAGTTGACCCTCAGTAGTTGACTTCACAATAGCGTCACGAGCCAATACAGCTATGTTTTGTTTAGGTGTGACATTTGCTTGTCTTTTAGATGGTGTGGCTTTTTGTTTTTCTGGTTCGATCTCCATGTTGTTATCCATGTCAGTCTCTAGACCAAGAATTAATTTAATACTGTATCTTCTTTGATAAGTAACAGAACCACCCCATACGTGTGCTTGATTTTTACTTTCTAGATCTCTTGGAGGTAGAAAGAAAGGTAGTTCACTGACTTCTTCATGTCCACCAATATGCACTAATTTAGTTTTTATTGTGGTTTGACCTGTTGGTGTACAACCAAAAAGTTGTGATAAATGAAAGCCGTTTTCATGTAGGATTGGCTGGACTTTAGAAAGCATCTGCTCCAAGGGCAAATAACTGTATCCAAATTTTCCAGCACCTACTTCTTTAGTTCTTACCAAAGATGGAAATTCACGTTGTGCTTTTTGTAATGCTTTGATAAAAGCAATTTTCGGATTGATTTCAGACATTAAATTATTCCCTCCATTTGGTCTAGTGTTGGATCTTGAATAGTAAGGACATTTGCTACATCAGAAGGCGGTGCCATAAATCTAGTTTTTTTAACTTTGTTAATGTGAAAGTTAAATAATCTGATAAAAGCATTTAGTTGGTATCTTTGATAAAAAGAACCTCTCAATCTAAAACCTTTTTGCATAAGTTGATTTCTGTATGACAAGATTGGATTATCTATTTCTAGATTAGTCCCTTCAGAAAATTGAGTTAAAAATTGAATCAAAATTTTTTGTTTAAATTTTTTTTCTAGTACAAGTTTGTAAAAAGGTATTCCTGCGCTTAAATGAAAATAATGAAATTTACTGTGATAGATACGCATTTCTTGAATAATTGTGTCCCAATCTGATTTTTGCTTTTCGTACTCATTATGGATCTCCATGTGAGTTGGTACTACTACATTGCGCCAAGTACCCTTAGGATAATTTTTGTACAAAAGATAAACTTTAATACCAGCTGCAAGATGTTTTGCCGCTGCACTACCTTTAATGTAAAGACCATCAGCAGCTGTTCTAGCAGTTCCTGTGTCGACACAATGAAATATTTTTGGATCCATATTTCTAGCAACCATAATTGGCAGTGTTTTGCCAGTTTTTACAATCGCTAAAAGTCTGTGTTGTCCATCTAATAAATTGCCGTCTTTGTCGAAAGCAATACCTTGATTAGTTAAAATCCATTCTCCATTGTCAATAGAGGTAATTAATCTTTTTAGATTAGCTGGTTTAACTTTTCTGTTTTTAGTGTTTTTTTCTTCTAAAACGTGTTCTGCAAAGTCAGGGGTAATCTGTTCAATGCCAAATGAGGGTAAAGTAGTTTCAGTCATAGTTGCCGAGCCAGTAGGGTTTTTCGAGGGTTTGGATACCGTTTGGTTCGGTATCGGTGTAGCCGAGCCATTTGCCAGACTCATTCGCTTCAAATATTTTCAGAAGCGCTTGTTCTTGAATTTCATAACCTAAATCAAGAAATTCATCGCCTAAGGTGTAAACTCCTATATTGAATGGGAAAACTTTTTCTATAACTACAAAGACAAATCTTTTACAATTTGTGCCTTGTAAATAATGTGCCGCTTGAAGATGGTAGTTTAAGTTTGTAATTGTTCTAGTAAAACTTTCTGGGGACGCTCCACCTTCTCCTGTAGTTTTTAAATCTACAACGGTATCTCCATTAATTTTGTCGCAGCGACATTTTAGGTCTAGACCAGTTGAACCATGTTGCCACCAAAAACTTTGTTCTGATTGGCCTTTGTCTAGTAGTTCCCACGCCACAGGATTATTGCATATTGATTGCAACATATTGTCAGCCAATGCAGCGTCTTGTGGTGTGATTACGGTTATGCCTTGTTTCTCATATTCGAGTGCTTGTTCTTTGCCTTTTTTAGTGCGTCTATCTTCTACAACTTTAAATTTGCCGTAGAATGAATCGTTTTCTAAAATCATGGCGTGAAACATTGTGCCAAACTTCATAGCGGGTGTTGGAAGTTTTGGGGGGGCCAGTTCATTAAACTTTGCATGCCATAGCGCTCTTGCATTTTGCTTAGTGATAATTTTTAGGTCACTAGCGCTGTATGCAGGATCTGCTTTGTAACTTGCAAAATCTACTGAAACTGGCTGGATTTCTGAAATAATCATTGTTATAATAAGTTGGGCCGTTAGGGGCTTTTCTTGGGGTAAATACTGGTACGAGAAGTTGGATCTCCTCTGCCAGTTTTTTTTATGGTCAGCAACAAATTTGTATATGCTGCTACGACCAAAAGTGTTAAACAAACAGCGTTATACATTATTTTTTTCAGCCTCGATTAAACCTTTTAACTCTTTGGTAATATCACGCATTTGTTTAAAAAGCTTGGAACTCCTTTCTTCTAATGCTATTAGCTTGACAGGATTTTTTTCTCTAACTTCTTTTACAATTAATTTCTTGTATTCAGCATTTATTTTTTGATACCTTTGTTCTAGCTCTTTAGTTTTTGCACCTAGTGATAAGCCATAGTAATGAAAATTCACTGCACATTCATCTACAGGAATTTCTACTACTAGCTCAACTTGTTTTTTATCCTTTGGCTCAAACATCAAATGTTGTAGTGATGTAATTTCATAAGGACAATCTTTAAGCCATTGCTGTAACTTAGGATTTGTGAAATCTAAGTGCTGGCCATTGCGCTTCATACCATTGATTTCAGCCATTAAAAGTTTCCTCCAATCTGTTTTCGTTTTGATGAGCATTAATAGCTTTTTCACTTGCTATTTGTGCGTGTTCGTGGGTAATCTCTGGGTCCATAAGTAATACCATAATTAATTTGCTAATTTCGTTTATTTGGGCTGGTTTTGCTGCTATGTCATATAAAAGATAAAATCCGTGAAATAAAGCCTCATACTTATCTTTAGGTTTTTCAAATCTCATTTGGCGACCTCCTGACAAGCAGCGACAACACCAGCTTTACAGTCTGCTAATGTCATGTCGTATAAAGTGCCAGTTAGGGTCGTGTAAAACAACCCTGATACTGCGATCATTAAAAATAAATTTCTCATTTGTTTTTACCTATGGTGTTGCATTTTTCAATAAACTTTGCAACTGAGTCCATAGTTTTTTGTGAAACTTC